ACAGTGCCAGATGGTTCGATTACGGCGTCCAAATTGGCGGCGAATTCCGTAACGAGTGCGGTTATTGCGAATGCAACAATTGTTACGGCGGATTTGGCAGACGGCGCGGTGACGAGTGGGAAACTGGCTTCCTCGCTGGATTTGTCGGCAAAGACTTTGACGTTGCCTGCAAGTATCACGAGCAACGTGACGGGCAACGTGACGGGCAACGTGACGGGCAACGTGACGGGCAACGTGACGGGCAATTTGACCGGGACGCCGATTAGCCCGACTGGGTTGTCGCTTCGCAATCGGTTACTGAATGCCAGTTTTTCGGTGAATCAGAGAGTTTACGCAACGGGAACGGCTACTACGGCGGCGAACCAATATACGTTGGATCGCTGGAGGGTTGTGACGAGCGGGCAGAACATTTCTTGGACGAGTTCTGGCGTTGATAAGGTCGTGACGGCGCCTGCTGGCGGCATGGAGCAGGTGATTGAAGGGGCCAGTATTGAAGGCGGGACGTATGTGCTTTCGTGGACGGGAACGGCTACGGCGACGGTTGCCGGGAATGCGGTGACGAGCGGCGTTTCGTTCACGTTGACGGCCAACACGAATACAACGGTTAGGTTTACGGGTGGAACTGTGTCGCTCCCGCAGCTTGAGCAGGGCAGCATTGTAACGACGTTTGAGCGTCGGCCTTTTGCTTTGGAGCTTGCGCTTTGCCAGCGGTATTACGAGAAATCGTTTCCGCAAACCACGGCGCCAGCGCAGAACGCTGGCCTTGCGGGTTCGTTTCAGCTTCCTTCTCCCGTGGGCGCGTCTGTAACGATTCAAGCTGTTTACATACCTTTTCAGGTAATCAAGCGCACAACTCCGACGGTTACGCTGTACAATCCCCTTGCTGCGAATGCGCAGGCTAGGAATAAAAGTTTGGGGACGGATTGCACTTCGACATCCGCATATTCGGATGGTAATGACCGTGGGATTGTTTTTACGGCAACGACGCCAGCGTCTACGGCTGCCGGGCATCAGTTGATAATTCATTTTACTGCGGACGCTGAAATTTAATGTTTGATATGTACACCGAACACAAAGACCCAGTAACAAACGAAGTGTTTATGATTCAGCGAGCTTCGGATGAAGCGTGGATCCCGCTCGACCCAGACAATAAAGATTATCAAGTGTATCTCGCTTGGGTAGCGGCGGGTAACACGCCTGCAATAACTTCATAATACTATGGCCGCCGAATACAACATTGATTGGCAAATCGGGGAACTGTCGGGAAAAATCGATCAGATCCTTGAAAACCAGAAATTGATTATGTCGAAATTCGATACGCACGATGTTCGTCTGCGGAGTTTGGAAAAGGGTCACGCACAGCTTTTGGGCGTGGGCGCGGTGATCGCGGTGATTGTTTCCGCAATGACGCAATGGGTAAAAGCCAAAGTATTACTATGAACAAATTTTTCTATGTCGCAGCCATAACGGCCATGTTGATCGGGTGCGCTAACCAGCCCCCGGTAGGAAAACTGACGGCTCCTGTCGCCGAGTCGCTTGACAAGGTGCAGGACAATTTAAGTCGCGTGGACGGAAAAGCCGTCGTGGTGGAAAATTACCTGAAAAAGAACTGCAAATGAAAAAGCTGATATTTTTACTGATTGTCCTGTTCCCCTGCATCGCTGTCGCAGGGCAGCCGGGTAACACGGTTACAAAGGACGATATTATCAAGACCGTGGAGCACATGCGGCAGTTGACGGCGCAGGCGCAAGAGGACACGGCGGTTGCGAAGCGTGAGTTGACGAACGTGCAGGCGACGGCGGATACGTTGGCCAAGACGGCTGCGAACGAGAAGATGCGCGCAGACAAGGAACACGTTGCGGCGCATGAGAACGCCAAGGAACGGGATGTGATCCTGTATTTGTGGGCTTTGGCGGTGGCGGCGTATGCGGGGACGTTCTTTGCGGCTCCGTTGTCAAAGTTGGCCGAGCCGTATGGGTTGATTGCGGTTGTGGCGGCGTATGTCGGCTCGTTTGGGGCTGGGTATGGCATCGGTCGTTTGATCCTCGAATCTCTGGCACACTTTATCCCGTGACTTGGCTACAGGGCATCAAGGATGCGCTGTCGCATCCGATTCAGTACGTCAAGGATGTGCATTCGGCAGAGAAGCCGGATTCGCATATTCGCTGGGTGGGAACGGCGTATACGGCGATGACCGGGTATGTGCTGGTGCATTCCGAGGCTCATCACGTCGCTTTGGATCCGACGGTTTCCTCGACGATTCTGGGGCTTGGTGGAATTATCTTGGGTGCGGGTACGGCTAGAAAGATTTGGGGGGAAAAGGATACCCCGCAACATCCGCCCAACATTAAGAATTTGGACCTATGACGATTGACGATATTCTTAATTCTGTGACTGTGGCCAATCAGAACGAAAGGTTTAGAAAGGCCCTTGATTTTACTCTGAAAAACGAATGTGAATTTGACTCAGACGGTCAGATACGGTGTGAGAATGTGCCGGGGGATAGTGGCGGGTTGACGTTTGCGGGCATCGACCATACCAGCCATCCAAAGTTTCCATTTGATGACCCGCAGCCGGAGGATGTTTGGCAGACGTATTTGACGAATTATTGGGTCGCCTGTGCTTGCGATCAGTTGCCGTCGCCAATCGCCGAAGTGATGTTTGTGCAGTCCGTCAATCAGGGCGTGGGGGTTGCCAAGCGAATGCTTCAGTTCGTTTTGAATGATTACGGGTCGCAGTTGACGGTTGACGGGATGCTAGGCCCCAAAACGCTTAATGCGGTGATGCGCGTCCCCGATTCTACGGAATTGGCGCAGGCATTTTTGCAGAAAAGTCGCCGTCGTTACCAAGCCATTGTTGCGGCTGTTCCGGCAGACGAAAAGTTTTTGAAAGGCTGGATGAATCGCATTGAAAACATTCAGCAGACCTTTATCGCTTGACCAAAAAACCCGACAACGCAGAGGTAGCGGCGTATCAGAAGAAGCTCGCGGCGGCGAAGCGGCTTCTTGCTGCCCAGAAAGCCCGTACGTCTTTTCTCGACTTTGCGCGGCTGATGATGCCCGATATTGAGGATGCAGATAATCCCGACAAATCCCGGTTTATTGTTGCTCCTCACCATCGTTTGCTTGCCGAAGCACTTGAGAAAGTCGCCCGAGGAGAGATCCTACGTCTTTGTATTTCTCTAGCCCCGAGGCATGGCAAATCGGAGATGTGTTCCCGTTTGTTTCCGGCTTGGTTTGTCGGACAGGATCCCTACAGACAGATCATCCTTGCCGGGGCGTCGGGTGACTTTGCAACGGCGGAGTTTGGGCGCAAGATCAAGGCTGTCGTTACGAGCCCGATGTACAGACAGGTGTTTCCAAAGGCATCGCTTCACGGGGGCTCAAAATCCGTGGAGAACTTGGTGTTCACCGAAGGAGGAAACATCAAATCGATTGGTAAGGGGGCGCAGGTGGTGGGTCGCGGCGCTGATTTGTTGGTTGTGGATGACCCGATTAGTGGCATTGAAGAAGCCATGAGTCCGAGTGAGCGTGAAAAGCTCTGGGGCTGGTTTACATCGGATGCGATGAGCCGTCTGATGCCCGGTGGCCGTGTAATCGTGATTCATCAAAGATGGCACAATAGCGACTTGATCGGCAGGCTCGTTGACCCAGAATGCCCTGAGTATGATCCAGAAATCGCAAGCAAGTGGACCCATGTTAAGCTTCCGGCGGTCATCGAAAGCCCGAATTTATCGGAGGCGCTTGGCATTCCGCTTGAGGTGCAGACAGATCCCGAGATTACCGCCCAGTTTGGAACCTCTCCTATTTCGGCTTTGTGGCCTGAAAGGTTTGGACTCAAGTTTTTTGCGGAACTTCGACGCCAGAACCCCAAATCCTTTGAGGCTTTGTACCGGGGAACCCCGCGATTAGAGGAAGGGGAATTCTTTAAGGGCGAATGGTTTAAAGGGTACAAGCCGCATGAGTTACCGAAAAACCTTCGAAAGTACATGGCTGGCGATTTTGCCGTCAGTACTCGGCAAACGGCAGACAAAACCTGTCTGATTCCCGTGGGAGTGGATGAGGATGGGGTTGTTTGGATCCTGCCGGACGTGGTTTGGCGCCGAATGGACGCTGAAGCGACCGTGGAATCGATTATTGCGATGGTTCAACGGCACAAACCGCTTTATTTTTGGGCGGAAAAAGGACATATTTCGCAATCTATCGGCCCATTTTTGCGTAAAAGGATGCAGGAAGAGGGCGCAAACTGCACGATCGTTGAAAAAACGCCTGTAAAAGACAAATTGACCCGTGCCCAGTCGTTTAACGCGCTGGTTTCGCTTGGACGGGTGCGATTTCCTACTTTTGCGCCGTGGTGGCGGGATGCGGAAGCCGAAATGCTTCGATTTCCCGAGGCCGCGCATGACGATTTTGTTGATTGCGCAGCATGGATCGGACTTGGCATATCAATGCAGACCAAAGCAGGTAAGCCAAAGCCGAAAAATACCGGACCTCGCGAAGGGACACTTGCATGGGTTAAATCTGCAAGCAAACATGAAGCCAAACAAAAACGACTTGCCCTAGCCGACGGATTTTAGGATACCTTTGAACCTCAAATGACTGACCCGACCACAGGACCCGCAGACCAATCAATCGCTTTGGCTGATTATTCCGTTGATGACGGGAATAATAATTTTACGCAAGATGAAACGCCTGACCCGACCCCGGCACGGGCGGCTCTTGTTTCTCGCTGGCAGGGAATCATCCAGAATTCCAAGAAAACTTGGCAGGATTCGTTTAAGCAGATGCGGGACGACATGGATTTCTTGGCTGGCGATCAATGGCCGGGAGAGATTGATAAAAAGAACAAGTACGTCGCCAACATTACGCAGCGTCACGTTCAGCAGCGCGTCGCGGCGCTCTATTCCAAAAATCCAAAGGCAGTTGTTACCCGTCGCAAGACGATGGATTTCCGCATTTGGGATGAGAAGCCAGCGACGTTGCAGGCCGCACAGATGCAGCTTCAGCAGGCCCAGATGACGGGGCAGCCGAACTATCAGCTTGCCGCTTTGATTCAGGACGTGGCGCAAGGCGTCCAGAAACGTCAGACGCTCGACCGCATCGCGAAAACGATGGAGATTGTGTTTGAATACGCGATGGAGGAACAGATGCCCCCGTTCAAATCGCAGATGAAACAGCTTGTCCGCCGTGTCTGCGCCTGCGGCGTCGGGTACGTCAAAATCGGGTTTCAGCGCCTCATGCAGATGCGCCCGGAGGACGCAGACAAGATTACCGACATCACGCAACAGCTAAAAACGTTGGAGCGTTTGATGGAGGATGCGGCAGAAGGCGACATTACCGAGTATCAAGCACAGGCAGAGCAGCTTCGTTTGCTGATGCAGGATCTTCAGAATGCTCCACAAGTTGTAACCAAAGAGGGATTGGTTTTTGATTTCCCGCAGAGCAACAGCATTATCGTGGATCCCCGGTGCCGTAATCTCCGTGGATTTGTCGGCGCTCAGTGGGTAGCACAGGAATTCATTTTGGATGTTGATGACATCAAAGAAATTTACGGAGTGGATATTTCCGGCAATTACCGCCCGTATATCAACGTGAATAGCTCGCCGACGGTCATGGTGGCGCAGGAAAAAGACCGCGAGCGTAAAATGTGCTGTGTCTATGAGATTTACAACAAATCAGACGGTCTGGTTTACGCGATTGCCGAAGGGTACGACGATTTCTTGAAAGAACCCCGTGAGCCTGAAATTAAGCTAGAGCGGTTTTGGCCATTCTTTGTGCTTTCGTTTAACGACGTTGAGAATGACCGAAAGATTTTCCCACCTTCTGATGTGTCGCTCATCCGGCCCATGCAGAAAGAATACAATCGTTCCCGTCAGGCGCTTCGTGAGCATCGGATTGCCAATCGTCCCAAAACGGCGGTTCCAGCCGGAATGCTGGACGAAAACGATGTCGAAAAGCTACAGACGCACCCGGCCAATGCAGTTATTACGCTGAACGCCCTTCAGCCCGGTCAGTCTGTGGACAACGTGCTTCAGGTCATCAAATGCCCCCCGATTGACCCGCAGTTGTACAATACCGACGTTATTTACAACGATTTGGAGCGTGTTGCCGGGTCACAGGTTGCCGATTTAGGGGGTACTAGTTCTTCAACGGCTACGGAGTCTTCGATTGCCGAATCAAGCCGTATGTCTTCGATGGCGTCAAATATCGATGACCTTGATGATATGTTGAATGATTTGGCTCGCACGGCTGGCCAAATCATGTTGATGGAGTATTCGCCAGATACGGTGACAAAAATTGCAGGCCCCGGTTCGGTTTGGCCTCAGTTGACGGTTAACGAAGTCGCCCAAGAGCTTTATCTTGAAGTGGAAGCGGGGTCCAGTGGCAGGCCGAATCAAGCGGTTGAACTTGCCAATTTCCAAAAGATTGCTCCGACCTTGCTTCAGATTCCGGGGATTGACCCGCTGTGGATTGCCAAGCAGGCAATTATCCGTCTGGACGATAAACTTGATGTCACAGACGCCATTTCTGATTCGATGCAAAGCATCGTGGCCATAAATGCCGCCAAGCAGCCCGCTACTGGTAATCCGGCGAGCGACCCGAATCTTCAGGGACAGAATGGAGCGCAAAACGCGCTTCCTGCCCCTCAAGGGCCACCACCACAAATAACACACCCCGTCCCCGGCCAAGCCAATATGCCATTACATCCGTAATTCGGCTGTTGACTTTTGTAGGGAAACGGATTTAAAACACACAACATGGACGATAACTCACAGGATGCTTCGTCGGCATCCCTTGAAACTAATGAAGTAACCAATGTGGATTCTTACGATTCCACAGGGGTTGAGGACGCTAATACTTCACAGGCCACGGACACGTCTCCCGTGGACGAAACGCAGGTCGCTAAAGAGCCTAAATCTCTGTTGGAAGCGGTGAAAGCCGCAACCGATAGGGACGAAAAAGCTGGGGAATCGACTGACCCGACGCAGAAAAACGCCGTCTCTGAAACGGAGTCCGCCGAAACCAAAAGCCCCACGGACGAGGCCAAGGCAAAAGCAGACGAAGCCAAAGACGAGAAAGTTCCTTTCCATAAACACCCCCGCTGGCAGGAGATGATTCGGGAGCGCGATTCCTATAAGGATGAAGCGACCCAATTTCGTCAAATCACGGCGTTCATGTCCAAAAACCAGTTGACTTCGCAAGAAGTTGCACAGGGTTTTGAGATCATGTCTGCCATGAAAAACGACCCCCTTCACGCCCGCGAGATGTTGTCCCAATACACAAGGGCTCTGGACGAGTATGCCGGGGTAATCCTTCCTCAAGACCTTTCTAAAAAGGTTGACGAGGGGGCGATTGACCAGCAGGCCGCCCAAGAGCTTGCGAGAACCCGAAACGAAGCGTTGGCCAACCGCGCTAGGTATGAACAAACCGTTCAAGCCCAGCAAGCGCAATACCAGCAGCTTTCGCAACAGGCAATTCACAGTGCTGTAACAGGGTGGGAAGATACAATCCGAAATCGCGACGTTGATTATGCGGCCAAGCAAAATCTAGTTCTTGACCGGGCTAGGGCATACCTTCTCCAAGGTCGCCCGCAGTCTCCACAAGAGGCTCTGGCAATCGTGGAAAAGGCGTACGCAGACGTGAACGACACCCTGAAGGGTTTCGCCCCACGAAAGCAGCCCATCCGAACAGCAACTAGCACAAATTCGTCCACCAACAGTCAGCCCGTGGCTAGGAGCCTCCAAGAGGCAATCCGAATTGCGGCTGGCGCAAACTAATCAACTCAAATGGCCTTTACAGCCTCAGAACTCACCAATATCGCGAATGCCGCGCTTGATTACTACATCAAGGGCGAAGCCTTCAACAACAACATCATCAAGAAGCCCCTTCTGAACTCGCTGATTGCGAAACAGAAGACGTTCCCCGGTGGGAAGGGCAACATCAGCATCCCCGTCAAGGGCGATTACACCACGGCTATCGCGGGTTATACCCACAACGATACCGTGTCGTATGCCAACCCTGCGAACATCAAGCGTGCCGCCTATCCTTGGAAGGAAGTTCACGCTGGTATCGCCGTCACCCTGTCCGAGTTGAAAATCGACGGTATTTCCGTCGCAGACAGCACCACGGGCAGCAAGACCGTCGATCACTCGGATCGCGAACTCACCGCCATCACCAACCTCTTGCAGGATAAACTCGAGGACATGGGTGAGGGCTGGGCTCGTACCTTTAACCAGATGCTCTGGAAGGATGGTACTCAGGACAGCAAGCAGGTCCCCGGAATCCTGTCTCTTATCACCGACGCTCCCACCACGGGAACCGTTGGCGGTATTGACCGTTCCGTCAGCACTTGGTGGCAGAATCGTAGCCTTGTTGGAGCCAACAAGATTACTCCTTCGACCACTAGCCAGACCCTCACCAAGACGCTCCGCAGCGAGTATCGTCAGCTTACCCGTTACGGCGGCAAGCCCGATACCATCCTTTGCGGCAGCACCTTCCTCAACGCGCTTGAGGCCGAGGTTCAGGCCAAGGGTAACTACACCCTCACTGGCTTTGCCAAGGGTAACACTGACATCGCTCTGCCCGGCATCAAAATCATGGGTGTGGGCGAGTTCCAGTACGATCCGACCCTCGACGACCTCGGGTATGCCGCCCGTGCGTACCTCCTCGACACGGATGCTATCCAGCTTTACGTCATGGAAGGTGAGGATCGCAAGACCCACAACCCTGCACGTCCGTACAACCAGTACGTTCTGTACCGCGCTATGACTTGGACGGGTGGCCTTTGTGGCCGTCAGTTCAACAGTTCGGCTGTGTACGAGGTCAACACCTCTTGGTCGTAAGCTGAATCAAGTTTCTGGGGAGTCGGAGTAAAATCCGGCTCCCCTTAAACCCTTTAAACACAACAAATGAAAAACAAACCCGGACTCTACGCCAACATTCACGCTAAACAGCAGCGCATCAAAAACGGCAGCGGATTTTAACCCCAACCCAACACCCAACCCAACAACACACCTATGCAACACGCATCCTGTATGGTCGCCCTTAACGGCGACATCACGTTCACCGTTTTCAAACAAGACGTTACCGTACCTGAAATCGCCATTCTCCGTGCCATTCACGGGCCGGATTCAGTTCGAGACATCAAGCCCCTTCACATGGACAAGCGTTCCCACTCCGAAGAGCGCAGCCGTCTCATGCACGAATACGGAAACGCCAAAGATCACAAAGACGAATCAATTTTTGAAAAACTTTTCCCCGGTCTGTCGCCATTGCCTGTGCATTTCAAAGACATCGGCATCGAAATCGCGGACGAGGAGCCCGTAATTCAGGAAGAAAAACCTCGCCGGGGGCGCCCCGCTGCCGTAGAAGTAGCTGAATAGCCATGCCTGTTGGAACCGCCCTGTCTACGCTCGTATACCAGCTTCGCGCCGAAATTGGCGCCTCTACGAACGTGGCGCAGGGTGTCAACAACTTGGACAACCTTCAGCAAGTACTTCGACGCAATCAAAATCGTCTGTGGAACGAATTTAATTGGCCGCATTTGGTCATTGATCGTGACAATCCTTTGCAGGGCCACGAACGGTATTACTCGTTCCCTAGCGACATTGATTACAACAGGATTACCGGATGTTGGGTAAAATACTCCAACACCTTTGAACCTGTTGGGTATGGGTTTAACCCCACAATTTACGCCGCCGTCAATTCGGAAACCGGGTCGTATTCCGACCCTGTGCAGCTTTGGCGGCACTATGAAATCGGCCAATATGAAGTTTGGCCAGTTCCGACAGGGAATACCGCACAAGTTCTTCGCTTTCGGGCCATTAAAAAATTGTCCCCATTGCTGGCCAACAGTGATACGGCGGATCTTGATGATGATTTGCTTGTGTTATTTTCCGCAGCCGAAATTTTGGCCCGTCTGAAATCCGCAGACGCGCAAGGTAAATTGCAACTTGCCCAATCGCATTACGCCAACCTTCGTAAAAATACCATGAAACGCGATATGTTCATTATGGGCAACGGTTTGCCACGCGATGATCGCGGGGATTGGGTGATCCGGGTCAACCCGATCTAATCATGTATCTTCTCGTTGAGAATTTTAACCAAGGGCTTGATACCCGCAGGATGTTTTTGACGTCCAAAGCGGGGTCGCTTCAGGTTTTAAAAAACGCGCACATTACCCGAGGCGGCGAGATCGAAAAACGGAAAGCTTTTGCGAATTTCGCCTCTCTCCCGGCGGGAACTTTTGGTCTGCAAGCCGCAGCGGATCAATTATACACGTTCGGATCGCAAAATTTGGCGGCATCGATGCCGTCTGGCGTAAATTATCTTCGTCTGCAACACCCAGACGGCGTTTCCCCAATGACAAGCTTGGTTTACAGCGAAACTTTTAACGGAAAAGTTTACGCCGTGGCACAATTTGGGGATGCCAACAATTCGGTTTATCATTTTTACGATCCGAGCATAAACAACGTTGCCTCGGGGGCGGTCACAATTAGCGCATCCGCTACAACGGGTTCGATTTCGCAAATAACGATCAACGGGGTCAATTTGCTGTCAGGGGCGGTAACTGGAACTGCTACGACTGCCGCGACGGCAACAGCGGTTGCTGCGGCCATAAGTGCGTACACGGCCACATCTAAATTTTCAGCTTCGGTCAACAATTCCAACACCTCCCAGATTACGATAACCGCCCCAACGGGCACTGGGTCTACCTATGCCGGGAAATCAATTACCGTAACTACGGCTGGGACTGGCCTTACCGTTGGAACGTCAGTAATGGCGGGCGGTCCTCGAATTACCGCATGGGATGTTATCGCTCCGAGCGTCGGAAACAACAATCAGATTGCATCTAGTCTGGCGTTTTTGATTTCAAAAGATTCAAATTTCAACGCAACGGTCAGCGGAAATGTCGTCACCATTAAAGCTATCACAGCAAACCAAGCGTTCACGCTTACGGGATCGACCAATAATGGCGGCTCCTTAAACGATCAAAGCATCACGTTTGCTACCGTTACGGCGGCGGGGTCTGGGGCATCTTCGGCAGCACAAATTTCAACAGCCACTATTTCTGGAACCTTTCAGGTTGGCGACACGTTTACGATTACCGCCGCGATCAGCGCGACCAATTATCAAAATACTTTCACGGCGTCGGCAAAAGTTACTTCGTCTGCAAAGGCAATTAGAACGTATAGTTCAAAAATGTATTCGGTCGTCGGGAGTCTTTTGTATTTTTCAGACATTCTTGACCCCACAAAATACACCTATTTGAATAACCCCTCGTTTAACAACGGGTCTGGGTTTATTGATTTGTCCAATCAAGACAACGGGTTTGAAACGCTTCAAGGTATCGGGGTATATCTTGGCAAGCTCGCAGTTTTGGCTCGCCGCGCCGTTCAAATTTGGACCCTTGACCCGGATCCCACAAAAAACGTGTTTACCCAGATTTTGAAAAACATCGGGACGTTTGCCCCGAAATCGGTGGCGAATTTTGGAGACATCGATGTTTTCTTTTTGTCCGACACGGGAGTTAGAAGCCTTCGCGCTCGCGATGCTTCCAATGCGGCAACCGTCAGCGATGTTGGAACCAACATTGACACTTTGGTTCAAGCGGACATTTCGGCTTTAGACGCCGTAGACCCAACGATTAAAACGAAAGCCGTCGGAATTATTGAACCGCAAGATGGCAGGTATTGGCTGGCCGTCGGCCCCAAAATTTACGTTTACAGCTATTTCCCGACTCCGGGGATTGCCGCTTGGTCAACGTATGAGCCCGGATGGACCGCCTCGGCTTTGACGTATGCCAACAATCAAGTATACGCCCGAACGGAAAATGCCGATGGCACGGCAACGGTGTATTTGTACGGCGGGGCAAATAATCAGACCTACGACAACAGTCAGGTTGAAGTGATTTTTCCGTACCTTGACGCCGGGAAGCCCGCGCACATAAAAACACTTCAAGCCATCGATTTAACCTGTTTGGGCACTTGGAATATCTACATCGGATGCGATACAACGGTTCCCAGCGTTCGGGATTATTGCGACACGGTATTCAAATCCACGTTTGATATTTCCAGAATACAGGCATCCGGCATGGGAAGCCATATCGGGGTTCGTTTGACTTCAGACACGTCTGGAGAGCAAATCCAGAATGTCGCGTTTAGCTATTCCGGCACGACAATCACGGCATCCTCGCCGGATCACGGGTTGATCGTGGGCGAGACGTTTACCATTTCGGGACAGACGGGTAGCAATTCGGTATTGAACGGCACTTGGACAATTTCCGCGATTACGACAAATACTTTCACCTTTACCGTAAATTCTGCGCCGTCTGCGGCCTTGTCCCCGACTTCCATTTATTACTACGGACCCGCAAAGATTGGAAATTTTGCCGTTCACTTTGACATCAATGACGCAGGTTAAGCTGGATCGGCTTGATTACAACGGGGTGTATTCCGTTGCCGAAAATATGCGGGTTTCGGATCGCCGGGAGATTTTTGCAACGCGATGGGATTCCAGTCCCGAAACCTTGGCCGCAGACGCAATGAAAAGTTACGAATTCGGCTGGCTGGCTTGGCTTGGGGACGCCCCCGTTTGCGCTTTTGGTGGAATGCCGATACATCCCGGTGTTTGGGCTGTTTGGATGTTTGCGACGGACGATTTTCCCAAAGTTGCGCTGTCTGTGACCCGGTTTGTTCGGAAATACATGAAGCCCGTGCTTCAGGACTTGTCTCACCGAGTTGAATGCCGTTCAATAGAAGGGCACCCAGACGCACAGAAATGGCTTGAATTCCTTGGCATGAAGCAAGAATCTGTGATACCACGATACGGCAGAAACGAAGAGACGTTTTTGCTTTACAGTTGGACCAACCCTAACCCACTTTAACGATCATGTGCTTTGGCGGCGGCGGCGGCGGCGGACAATCAAATCTGAATGCGGCAAACAACGCCGCTGCACAGGCCAATTTGCAGTTGGCACAACAGCAACGTCAGGATGAAATTGCCCGCCAGAACAACATCAATACGGGGATTGGCAACATAAACAATACGTTTGGCCAGTTTGATAACAATTTCTACAACAAGCTCGGGCAGAATTACTTGTCGTATTACCAGCCCCAGTTGGATCAGCAATACGGACAGACGCAGCAAAACGACTTGTTTCAGCTTGCCCGTCAGGGAATTGTCAACAGTTCTGGTGCCGCTAAAGTTTACGGCGATCTAGCCCGCGACGCTGGCAATCAAAACATAGCCCTTCAAAGCGGGGCTAACAATTATATGCAACAGGCTCGCGGAGATGTTGAGAACCAGCGGAATGCGTTGGTTAATCAAGCGACTGCAACGGCTAATCCTACTGCGGCGGCGAACGCAGCCACAAATGCCGTGGGCGCATTGCAGATGATTCAGCCTGCGGGTGGGTATTCGCCTCTTGGCGGCCTGTTTAACACTTTTGCCGGCGCCGCCTCCAATGGGTTGCAAAATTACGCTTACGGCAACCAAGGTGGTCTTCTAGGCCAGATATTCCGTCCGTCTGGTGGCGGCAATTCGTCAACTGTAATCCGTTAATATGGCCTTAATCCCCGGAAATACGGCTTCTTCAGCCACGCTTCCGTGGGGAAGTGCGCCTGTGCAATTACAAACTGGGTTGCCTTCAGAGTTGCTTCCGCAAGCAAAAGCGGATCAATCCTCCCTAAATAATTACAATTCGCTAATTTCTTCAATACAAAACAACCCTGCTGCTTGGGCAAACCAATACGATGTTCTTGGAAATGCTACAGGGAAAAAAATTCCGATTTATTCAAGGAGTCAAAATAATGCAAGTTCCCTATATCAAAATTACATAAATAACGCTAATTCAGACCTTTCACGATTAAATACTGAGGGAAAAAACTATAATCAATCTGTTTACAACATAGATTCCCCGTTTTCGCAAACCTTTACCCCGCAGTATTTTGATACTCGGCTCGGAAGCTATTTAAGCAATTATACCCCTCAACTTAACAGCCAGTATAATCAGCTTCAAAAAAATTCGTATTATCAGCTTGCTAGACAGGGCCTTTACGGGTCGCCTACGGCTTCTGAAGTTGCCAATAGAAACCAAGTTCAGTATGCCACGCAGCAAAATAACCTGAATTCTTTGGGCAACGATTACGTCAATGGCTTAAAATCGGACGTTCTAAACTCCAGAAACGCAATCGCTCCTTCCAGTGCTGCGTCAGCAAACCCAACACAGGCATCTAAAGACGCCACCGCAGCGATTGGCAATTTGACCCAGCAGCAGTCTAACCCGACGTTTTCGCCGCTTGGCAACTTGTTTACCCTATTCTCAAATGCCCAAGGTAATTCTGGAAACAACGGAACGTTTTTCCAAAATAACGCAACCCCGTACACAAACCCGGTGACAAGTCAGATTTTTAAGCAAAATGCTGGTGGTCAAGCTGGAAAAGTTGTAACAGGATAACGATATGTGCGACCCCACAGGAGGACTTTTAACCGTAAGTGCGATTACGACCGCTTTAGGAGCGGGTGCGTCACTTTACGGGCAGCAGAAACAGCAACAGGCGTACAACGCCGTTGAGAATGCCCAAGCCAACGCCCAGCGTCAGGCTAATGCGCAAGCCATTCAGTTGCAGGAGGCTGAACGCGCCCGTCAGCAGGGGTTTCAACAGCAGTCCCAAGGGCTTTTAAACAATAGTGTGACGCACAACTCCCTCGCCAATCAGCAGAATCAGTTGGCGCAGGAACAAAACACGCTTGGCAATCAGTATACTTCGGCGCTTGGCGGCATTACCAATCCTTCAAGCATTCCGGGGTTAACAAACCCGTCTGCGGGTAATTCCGGGACACCCCAGCTTGTATCCGACGCTTATCGGACGGCGTTGAATCAGACGGGTAATTTCCTGAATCAGCAGGCTGGCGCCAAAGCTGCGATTGATGCTTTCGGCAATCAGAATGCATCCAATACGATGTACAATGCCCGCCAGCTTCAGCAGCAGGGTATTTTCGGTAACTTTATGCAGGGGTCAGCAAGCGCTTTGGCCAACGAACTTGCGGCGAACAACGAAAATTCCAACCTTGCCTTTGGCAAAGCGGATCTCGCTGGCAATAATCTCGCTAACCAAGCTGCCATTTACAATGGCCTTGGCGGTCTAGGGCTGAACCTCGGTATTTCCGGCCTCACGGCGGGGGTCGGACAGGCTGGCGGCATTAACGGTCTTCTGGGCGGACAGGCTCCCAAAACAGTCGGATACGGCATGAACGGGGCTCAATACACCTCAACCCCTTATTTTACCCCGGTTAAACTGAACTGATTATGCCTTACCGCGCTAATCCCGTAGCTCAGATCAATAACGCGCAGAATATCGCGGACACGTTTACCAGTCTCGGAGGCGCGGTAAACGCTCCGTCTTTGTTTGCCCAAGCTGCACTTGCTCAAGCGCATGGCAAGTATCTTGATGCGGAAACGCAGAAAACTCTGGCTGAAATCGGCACTCAGCAGGCGCTTAAAAATGCCCAGACGCAGTTATACGGAGCGCAGACGGCCAATGCCAATGCCGAAGCCCAGCACAATCTTGGGCTTGCCAATCAAGTTGCGGCTCAAAACGACGCTTACAAAAACGTTTTGGCCAACCTTGTTGCCAATGGCGTCGATCAAAACAAAGCAGCCCTAACTGCTGGTCTAATCGTGGCGGGACACGGCAACGCCAACGATCTTTCTCAGTCGATTGGCAGCACGCTTGGAACGCTTCAGCAAATGCAGCTTCCGCAGAATGCGTCTGAAGCACAGGCCCGTCAGCCGATCTTGCTCCGCGATCCGAAAGCGATTTTCAACAATACAACGGCAATTACGCCTGCGTTCCAGATTCAGAACGAGAACAACAAGCCGATTGTGGCCAATAACCGGGTCATCAATCCCGGTATGGTCCCGCAGTTGTCTGCGATTAACAACCCGTCACTCGTACAGTCTGCTTACGGTTCCGGGGCTACGGCTCCGCAGCCCGCAAATTCGGCGGCTGCCGCCCCGACTGCTTCTCCTGCGCCTGCCCTCGGCGTTAGCCCCAATCCTTCGCCTTTGGCGTCTGCCGTTTCCGGCACAAATCTTCAGGATGCCACGGCAACGCCGGGTATGCTGACGCTGCCTTTCAAAAACACGCAGCCGATTACCGGGCAGCAGAATCCTTACCTGCCGACAACCACGGTTGACCCTGCTCTTGAGCGCAAATCGTTTAACGATTATCTCAATCCAAAGGCTCTTGGAACGACTCAGGCCAACGTTCAGAACCTTCAGCGTTTGCAGGATCTTATCGCCCACCAAATTCCCGGTCAGCAGGGCGACGTTCATCAAGGTGGCGTTATGGGTTCCGTCACCAGTATTCCTTTGGTCAGGAATCTTGTCGCCTCGCCCGCAGACCAAGAGTTTGACAAAACTGTTGCCAATCTCCAGCTTGGCGGTGGCGGACTTGGAAACCTGTTGTCTGGAAGTTCTGCAACGGGTAGCGATTATCGCACTGCGACCGCTGGACAGGGCACTCCGAGCAGGTACAATCAGCCTGCGGCCAACGCGAGCATTATTCAGCACGCTCTGGACGCAAACAATCAAGCTACTGAAGCCAAGGATTTTATAGGCCAGTACATCGATCACGGCGGCTCCCTGCAACAGGGACTTGCGATTGCCCAGAAGTATTTGACCGATCCGAACGTGTACCCGCTGACCAAAGACCCGACCACGGGGCAAATGGTTCGTAGCAACACCTACACGCCGATTGGGGATTATTACAAGAGCCTAGTGACAAGCTGGAAGCCGGGGGATGATGCATTCTCGTCTGCGGCTCCCAATGCTGCGCCTGCCCCCGCTAACGGATCTCCTTTAGCAACCGCCGTCAGCGGTCAGTCGCCTGCCGCGCCTCAATCGCCCGCGACGGTAAAGGTTTTCCACCCCGACGGCACGCCCGGATCGGTTCCCGCTAACCAGCTTCAAGATGCCCTGTCACAGGGTTACAAATTGAATCAGTAACATGGGTTCATCCATCAACTTCGTTCCCGACCCTTCAATGGCGACGGGAACGGACGCCGCGCCAACAATAAGTTTTGTTCCAGACCCCGCTGTTACGGCTCCGTCTGCGCAACCCGGCATTACGTTTGCCAAGGATTCCGAGGGGCAGGGCTACAATAATCCAGCCCCGCAACCGTCGCTTGGCAGAAGTGTCGGTTTAGCTCTCCGATCCTACGGACCCGTTGGCGCGGCTGCGGGCGGAGGCGCTTTGGCTTCAAGTATGTTGCTAGGCCCCGAAACGGCTCCGCTTGGGGCGGGCGCAGGGCTTTTGTCGTATGGCGGCGCAAAGCTGATCGGCGACCCTCTTGTTGCCGGGTACAATTACATCAAACCTCAAAGCTGGCCTGCCCTTACGCCCCCCACGCAAGCCATCAGCAACGCTTTGGACACGATCCTGCCGAAGCCCGCAACGCCGGAGGAGCGAATCGTCGACGCCATCAATCAAGCGGTATCCGATTCTGTCGGCACAACGGGGCTTGGGGCGTTTAAGGGAGCCGCAGGCGCATTACAGGCGATGAACAACCCTGTTGTTCAGGGGGTCGGTAAAACGCTTGCCGAAGCTCCCGTTGCCCAAGCTGGCCTGTCTGCGTTAAGTGGCGCAGGGTATGGGATTACCCGCGAAGCGGATCCAAATAATCCGTATACACAGATGGCCGGAGCGATTTTGCCCGCCCTCGTCGCTGGCGGGGTCGCCAATGCCGGGCGCGGTACGCTGAATTTCCTTGGTCCCGAAAACGTAGCGGCGTTTGCAACGGGAGGACGCGAAGCTGCGGCCAATACCTACGCTGAAAACGCCGTGGCCAAGCTCTTGCAAGAGCGTGCAGGAAACGCAGGCCAGCAGGCAGCAGCCGTTGATAACCTAAACCAAGCCATCAACAATGTTACCGCCAACGGATACCTTCCCACCTCGGGAACGGCTTCCGGCAACGTCGGGCTGATCGCTACCGAAAAGGGTTTGGTCAACAATCCGACGGTTCTTAACCGCTACGTCGAGAATCAACGTGCCGTAAACAATGCCCTTGCCGGGCAAATGGAACAATCTGGCGCTTCGCCTAGCGCGGCACAGAACTTCATGGGCAACATTCTCGAAGGGCAACAGCGGTCGGCGCAGAATTCCGTCAATGCCGCGCAGGATGCCGCTGACAGGGCCAATCAAGCCTTGGCACAACGTCAGGCCGACGTATCGACGATGAGCGCAGACAGCACGCGCACGGGGGCGTCCACACAGGTTCGCGGGTCGCTAAACGATCAATTCAGCAACGCCCGTGCAACCGCAGACGAGCTTTATAGCAAGATTCCGCAAGATGTGGCCGTCCCAGTCAACAATTCCCGAGACATTGCCGCAGGCATCGCCAAGGGGTATGAAGGAACGGTTGGGCAAGTCCCGCCTGCCATCACCAAATTCCTTGAAGTCAGCGAAGCTGGAGCGATGCCCGCTGCCAAAGCGCAGCGTAATCTTGAAGAGCTTTACGCCGCCATTCAGGAAACGCCCAAAAACTCGCCCGCTGCCAAGGCGCTTGGGGATCTTCGGAACGCTCTTGACCACGATATTTCCCAAGTGGAATCGGTATCCAAACCGCTTCAGGAAGCTCGTAATTTCTACCGCGATACTCTGGCGCCTCAGTTTAAGCAAGGTGCGTCTGCCCCGGTACTCAATCAACGTGGAGCAGGTGGCGCCGATGCCGTGGCACCCGGTAACACGTTGGACCGTTACATGGGCAACGAAGCCGATGCAGCCCGTCTGAAATCTGCACTTGCTGGCGAGGGTGGCGAACTCAAGCCAAGCGACGCCGCAGCCGTTCGTGATTGGGCTGTCTCCAAAATGGCTGCTTCGGTCGGCGAAAACCCGACGGGAACCAAGATTCGTTCTTGGCTTAAAGCCAACGATTCCGTCATTTCGCAGTTTCCCGAAATCAAGACTGAGATTCAGAAGATGGCCAACCGCATCGGCGGGGCCGCGCAATTCAAAGACAAAATGGCGGGCGAACTTGTGGCGCGTCAGGCTGACCTCAAAGCTGCACAGACAGCCGCCACAGACAGCAACGTCGCCAAGTTTGCCAACGGCAATCCTGTCGCCGAGGTAGATTCGTTCCTGTACGGTAACAACGCAGACCGCCGGATGGCTGAACTCGTCAAGCAGGCCAGCTTGGACAAGACGGGTCAATCCACCGAAGGGCTTAAAAACGCCGTCAAGGAATCAATTTTGCAAAAGGTCAAAGCCTTCGGGTCCAATCCCAGCGCCAGCAATTCGATTGACGCCATCTCGGCAGGGGATTTGCCCGCTACGATTGCCAAGATGAACAAGCTCCTCCTCGACGGGACCCCCACACGCAAAGCGATGCAGCAAGTCTTTACGTCGGATGAGATGAGCAAGCTCGACCAGATCCGCAAACAGCTTGAGGTATCGAACCGCATTAACTGGAAGGCTACGACGGGCAGCGATACGGCTTCTTTAAGTACGGCGCAGGAAATGGTCGGCGCCGTCAAGCGAGGCGCTTGGAATGTACCTATCGTCAAGGGCGCCAAGACGATTGGCAGCATTCTTGATGTTGGCGGTGCAGCCCTTCGAGCGGTCGTAATGAAAGACCCGGAAAAGGTAACGAAAGACGTTTTGACCAACGCCATGCTTGACCCCAAGCTTGCCAAAGCCCTTCTTTTGAAACCCACAGACACAAATCTGCCGATGATTCAGCAGTCAATTACCCCGTATTTGATGGCGTATCTGCAAAATCCGACTGACCAAACCGCCGCGACGCCTGCGCCCGGAAAAGCTGGCAAGATGCTCAACGCAGCCGGAATGCGCCCATAATTTCTTCGATCCCACGGTTTCAGGATCCTAGAATCTTGTTGACCAACACGGCCAAACAGGACAATAACGAAACCCCTAACCCTAACCCTAACCTCAACCAAACAACATCATGTCGTTCAAAATCATCACAGGAACTTTGTCGGCTGACGTAGCCACTTCTGGCACGTTCACCGTTTCCTACCCTACAGGCACTAACGCTGGTCACTATGCCGAGTCTGTCAATCATCAGTTCGTCGTCAACCAGAACCTCTACAGCTACCCCGCAGGTTTCAGCCTGACCTTCGGTTCCAGCAACATCACCGTTACCAATAACGGAACTGGCACTTGGAGCAGCGGTTCAAGCTACACGCTTCAAACCGAGCTTATCGGAGTTACCCAGTACACCGATGTGGATTCCGGCTTCCAGCCCGCCAACACGACCCGCCCGATCGTGCTTGAGACGGTCCTCGGTACGCCTGCCGCAGCTTCCAGCACCTATCTGGCCGCTTCGCAGTCGGTCGCCGCTGCCGGAGCCGCAACCCTGTCCGCCACCAGCCTTGACGTTCCTCGTAACGTGGTTGCCGCTTGGACGACCAGCGCCAAGATCACCGTCAAGGGAACCGACGTTTATGGCGTTGCCCTGAGCGAATCGATGGCTTCCGCTGGAACTTCCTTCACCGGGAAAAAGGCATTCAAGACCATCGTCAGCATCACTTCGGATACCGCGATTACTGGCTTTACGGCTGGTACGGGTAGCGTCCTCGGTCTTCCGTTCTACCTCCCCGCCGCAGGCTCCGTCCTCGGTGAAATCGTTAGCAATTCCAAGGCTGGTACGGCTGGTACGTTCGTGGCTGGTGTTTCTGGCTCCGTTGCTACTACCACCACGGGTGACGTTCGCGGAACCTACGCCCCTAACGGTGGCGTGAGCGGAACTGACAGCTACATCATCATCGCCGCTTGCCCTGACGCCGGGTTCAAGGGTGTAACCCAAGCCTAATCACTCCGACTAGGTTAGAGAGTTAGCAAGGCCCCTCTGGCAACAATGTCAGAGGGGTTTTTGCTGCACTGCAACAAGGCGATACGCTCAAAACGTGCCCGGTTCCTGCCGAAATCGACAGACAAGCATTGATTTCATTACCAGAATAGACGCCCGAAACGACCCGATTAGCCCTCCTTGGGCGTTCCTCCCTTAGACTTGGGCCGAACCAACATACAATGGTTTGGCCCTTTTTCTTCTTTTCCAAGGCTATAGCCTGTTCGTTGATGGGTGTTTGTTGGCCATAACCTACACCCGAACGGGGCGTTTAGCCTTATAACGCCCCACATTACACCCGAGCGGGACCAATCCTTTTGAGAAGGACAGATTTGCTCAAAATCATCCCGCTCGGGAGGACAGATGATGCAGATTCGCTCACTTTGGCGGAATGTAGCAGTTCACAGACATATCTCCGTTCATGGTAGCGTGAACGCTACATTTATCATGAACGAACAAGGTCGCGGTAGAAGTGCAGCGACCCCTTCCCGCCCCACACTCCCCTATACAACTTGAACCCGCAACCGATCAAACTATTGGCAGACGCAAGGTTCCAGTTTTTGACATACGAGACAACCTGCCGCAGACGTAACCGCTTCGCATAGGCCACCCGTGCCCGGATCAACTTCTTCTGAATCCCCTGTCCCCGGTAATCTTTCGCCACGCCGCAGCGCGTCAGGGCGACAAGTCCCTCGTTACACTTTTCTCGGCAAGGGCGCATCCCGGCAAACGCCACAGGTTTAACGCCGTCCCAGACAACCCACCAATAACAGCCGTCGCTAGTTTCGACCGCGCCGTCTGTGGGGAAACATCGACGATCAAGTTCCAGAACAATCTTTTCGATGTCTGGGTGCAGATTGTCTGGTGTCGCTTCGAGCTTTAATTTCACGGGTAATGGAGATCAATCCGCCGTGGAGTTTATGGTGGCAATTCGCGCAGACAAGCACACACTTTTCTGCTTCTTTCCGAAGGGATTCGTAGCTTTTGCCAGACAAGTTGCTCAATCCGAATGATTTTTTGGACGGGTCGATATGGTGAAAATGTAAAGCTGGGGAACACTCGCTGAACCCGCAAAATTCACATTTGCCGCCCCATTCTTCCTTTAACCTCGCCAACGACCCTTTAGCCCTCATGCTTGTGCGGCGATCATGTCGAGCCTTAAAGCTTGGATCCACATGATAACTGACGGTGGTACCCCTGCATCCCAACAAAGCAGCGATTTCGTAATTTGATTTGCCTTCTTTTTTAAGATCCAAGCACCTCTGTTTCAGGGTCACGGGGCGATAGACGACCATACCCCTGTAGGTTGCGCAAGCTAAAAGTGTTGCTTTTTGTCGGGAACCGACCTACACATTGCCGGGATGCACAACCTCGCCGCCATTTTCCGCTTCCTGCAATTTTTTTCGCACGCCGCGCACAACATGACGAATGGCTGCACCTTCTTTGCAGACCACAAATTTCTTCAAAAGCTGTATGGCCAATACGAAGAGGCGTTCGATGCTACCGTGGAGCGGCTTATCGGGCTGGGGGAAATCAAGACCGCCGAAGAACGGTTGGAAATCGACGCCAAGGCCGCTTCCATTCTAGCCAAAGCGGACACTGAGGATCTTGAATGCGCCGAAGATTGGTTTGAGGTTCTTCAGGACATGGAAGTGGAACTTTGCAAAGCCATCGAAAAGCTGGCCAAAGGCAAAATCAGTCAAGGTACGCTCAATCTGATCGCCCAGTTTGCAGACGACTCCGAAGTCCGGCAGTATCGTATCGGGCAAAGGTTGAAAATGGCGCCCGCCGAGAAAGCTGAACCCGAACGGGCTTACTGATGAGCGCGGTTCCTACCCCCTACACTAGGCAGGCGAATTTTGTTTCCGACGCTGGGAACAACCCGAGCGGGTCGGCTTCACCCGTAAAACTGGACGCTGAATTCAACGCCGTACAGACAGCCATTTCTACGACGCAATCCCGGCTGGCGCAGATCCAGCGGGATGACGGTGGCTTGCTCAATGGCATCGTGGATCGGAATGCCTTGGCTTCGAACATGGTGTTTTCCGGGGCTGACATTCAGCTTGGGTCTGTAACCGGGTATAATCTGGCGTCTAAAACGGTCACGGCAAACAATATCGCAGACGGTACGATTGACCCGACGAAACTCACTTCTGGATTCTCGCTGCCTTCCTCGGCGATTCCCGATGGCTCAATCAACGACGCCAAGGTTTCCTCGCTTTCTACCAGCAAAATTACGGGGCTAGATGCGGCTTTGCTCGGAAAACAGCCCGCAGGAAGCTACGCCGCATCCTCGCACACGCATTCCCTGTCTCAAATCACGCAGTCGTCTGCCTCC